GTCCGGCTCCAGCATTGTTTTTACTGGAAGTCTGACTGGGTGCAGTGGCAGACCCTTCCCATTTTCCGTTTATAGAGTTATATGTCAGATTTATCGTCTGACCATCGGAGGTGACGACCGTGACTGTGCTTACCGTCATAGTCTCACCTCATTCCACAGATTTTATCCGAATGATCGGAATAAATTTGTGATTGTAAACACGCCTGCCGGTTGTTTCTCCGTTGGAAGCGAGTTGCCAGTTTGCTCCGTCTGCGAAGTTGTCATTAGTCGGAGAGCCGATCGGTGTTGCTGCCTCAAAGCTGAATCCTTTAGGAGCCAGGACTTTACGCCATTTGTAGTAGACTTTGAGCACTCCTCCCCTTTCCTCCGGGTCATACTTGTCGAAATAGGGGCGGTCGACCGGCACGTCTTCATAATCCCATGCCCCTGCGCCTACAATGTATGAAACAGATTCCAAGCCTGCTTCAGTCTTTGTCTTTGGTAGCAGGTCTGTCTTGATAACATCTTTGCCTAAGATCGTGTAAATAGGCACGTCTTTGGTATAGCCATCCGGAGACGTCCCCTTGACATATTCAGCCAGGCCTTTTTTCTTGAGATTGGTAACTGTCTTTGAGTTGCCGATGACCATGGTGTACTGATCATCATATTCTCCAGAGGCCTGTTGTATAGCATCTAAGATCGAATCTTCTGTTAGAGCTGTATCTAATTCGATAGTGTGTGCTTCAGCGAACTCTGCTTCTTTGGATCCAGTTGTGAATCCTGCTGTGCCTCCGAATACTCCCGATAACTAACTAATCAGCACATTTGTGAGGATGCGGTCATCGTTCCTAGCGATCTGTTCGACTATCTTCTGCATCTGGTTCATTAAAGATGCATCGGTAGTCCAGTCTCTAACGAAATGATTATACATCCTTCCGAATGCCTGCACAACCCTGGTCATTTCGCTGATTGTGGTCCCGGCAGGCTGATTGTCAACGCCGTTATAGTTTCCGACGTTGGTATCTAGCTCGTCTGTGTAAAACTGTCTCGCAGACAGGGATCCGCCCTAACTCGAGAACAGTGTCTTAAGATTGTTTGTTGTGTTGAGTATGCCTGATTTGAGCAGCTTGTCAACGTTTTCCATAGGGACGTTGGATCTAGCCGCATTAAAAACTTCTGGGTTTATGTAAGTTCCTTCATATTTTGTAATTGCCATTTAGTCACCTTTATTTTTTATCTGGTACTCCGTGTTCTAATTTCCATGTCAGATCTCCGATGCTGCCCAGCGGATATCCGCTCCCTTCATTCTCTGTATTATTGGGCGAGTCGGCAGGGACAAATCCTTTAGTGAATTTCTGAGACTGCTTCTGCTCTTCTTTGAAAAGGTAAGGTTTGGCAGCCTTCAAACTGATAATCTGCTCATTCAGACCGGCGATTGAATCGTCAGCTATCTTTGGGTCTGATAAGTCCAAAGCAACTTTGATAAGTTTCACATCGTCGACATTGCGTATATTTGCTGAGATCAGAGCCTTTTCAACGATTGAATCCACCTGCATCTTTTTGATCTTAGCTTCGTAGTCTGCAGATGTCTGTTTGTTCATCTCCTGCAGCTTTTTGATTTCAGCTTTATAATCATCTCCGCTTGCAGTCTTTGCAGAAAGTTCTTCCAGCTGTTTGTCTCTTGCAGAAAGTTGTTCATCTAACTCTTTTTTTCTAGCATTAATCTCATCAAAACGGGATTTCGGGATCCAGCCCTTCAGTTCATCATTAAAAACACGTTCTATTGCAGCCGACTATTCTTCAGTTAGTCCGAGATCTTTGAATTGGTTTTTATCCATAATTAAACCTCATTTATCTAGCTCATTTGTCACACAGTTTTGTCTGGTTTGCTAGTTGCTGTTACGCACAGCCTGCGATATGCATAGATAACTGTTTAGAATGATTTAATATGTACTTTTTGTAGGATCTGTGGAGAATTTAGTCACTGCTGATGAGGCTCAGTCCCACAATGCAGTTTCAATCTCGCCGTCGACATCAAGATCCTCTACCGGATACAGTTCAAGAATCTTGTCATACAGAGGTATCTCAGCAGGCGTCTTGCCATCACTGAGAGCTGTTAGCACTTCTAATTTTTCATCGAGAAGCTCTAGGCTGCTGATATCGAAGAAGCGGTTTAGTAGAGTGTCAAAGATTGGGAAATACAGCTCTAAGACCTTCTTGTGTTTATCAAGAAGCACAATTTCATCAGCGCTGTATGGCTCATGTAGATCTTCTACTCGCATTCATTCCACCTTCTTCAGCATATCTGATATCAGCTTTTCCAGCTCTTTCACGAGCTCAGGCTTGTCTGCTTTTAGCAGCTCTACCAGATCTGACCTCGTTACACTTAAGGATCCGTAGTTTGCAAGAGTCTCTTTTATCCTGCTGTCAAACGACCTGTAATAAGTAACACCGTGCCCGCATTTAATAACTTCTCCCTGCATGTATCTACCGCCTGACAGGGCATCATATATATCTTCAAGCGCATTGACACCGCCGCCCATCGCGTTTCTGCATTCATAATCGATCCTATCCATCAATTCCCTCTTCAGTGCACTGTATTTCTTACTATATTCGCCAGGGCTTATGGATCTGGTGCGGTATGCCTTATCTAGTTCTGATGCTGTTTTTGCAAAATCATCTATAAGCTTGTTTTGAATTCTTGCAATTTCTGTATCATATTCCTTAAACAATCTCAGTATATCCCCTCCTATCGAGTCAGATGTGTTTTTAAACACGTCAATCAGTGACTGCTTAGATGTGCTGAAGAAATTTCCTGCTTTAGCTGGATCCACTCTGCAGTACATATCGATCAGATGCATTTCTTCATGCAGAGTCGTGTTTATTTGTCCTGTAAGATCGTTGCCTTTTAGTTTTGGTATTGTGAGTTTAGCCTCAATCAGGTCACCATTGGATTTAGACACATATGATACTGCAGAATCTTTGCCGTGAGACAGCTTAAACGGTACCCCGCGCTTTTCAATGCTCTCCAGTTTTCCCATGCTGTTGTACAGCTTAACTACATTAGGATCAGCGCCTTCCAGGTTATTGATATAGTCTATGAAGATCTGTGTATTCTTCCACTCAGATTTAGACGTTAGCGCCGGAGGGAAATTTTCTATTTTTAGTCTCTCAGCAGCCTGTTTTAGTTCAGGTGCTTCCTTTGGAGGTTCTGCCCTGATGCCACTTTTCCATTCATCATATGTCTGCTCTTCTATCCGTTTCGTTCTCCCCTTATCGTTGCGTGCAGCTCTTTCTTCCTGGATGCCGGTGTTGATATATGGGACAAGCACACACCTGCACCACGGATGCAGGGGAGGGACGTTGACGGCAGCACTCCACTCCTCCATCGTGTAAACTTTGCCGTTAAGGGTGCCACATGTCTGGCACGTGGTCTCATCAAGCGATGCTACAAACTAAAACTGTTCAACTCTGAGTTCCTGAAAACACTCTTTCTAAGCTACGGATGCAATATGGGCTTCTTCAGTCTGCAGCAACCTTGCTGCTGATGAAGCACTGCTTTCCATTGTCTTAGACAGCGATTTGACGGCCTCGTCTACGCTTTTGTTACCTATCACCATGCTGTCTATCTCTTCTCCCATGGCATGCAGAAGTTTTTTCTTGTCGGTCCAGAGCCTGTCTGAGTAATTGGATTCGTCCCTTGCCCATTTTGCCTGCAGCGCTGCAGAGACCCTTCTTTCATCTATTCTGGAAATTGTTGCTCCTATGTCTGTTCCTTTTTCGATTTCATATGCTGTTTTGTAAAAAGTATCTTCATAAGAAGTGGAAAGCAGTTTTGTAAACTTTGTCTGCTTCTTACCTGATAACACTTCTATTTTCTGCCTGCACTGCAGAGCTAGCATCTGATAACGGGTCATCTGCTGCCTTATCGATGCGTTCTACAGCTAGTTTATCCATTCTGAATCTGCACCTGCTTTTTTGGCAAGGTCAACGTATTCCTCAAGAGTCAGCTTAAACTCCTGCATCTCCCCTGCATTGAGGATCTTCTGTGCATCACGGAATGTGAGATTGTTGTTTGTTGCAAAACGAGAATAAAATGAACGTATCGTGCCGTCTAAATCTGAGAGAGCTTTGCAGTAAGTAGCCGACAGATCCTTGGCTGCCCTGCTTACTATTTTATTCCTTGCAGACTCTAACGCTAGGAACCGCTTTGCCCAATATTCATCATTCTTCATCGTAGACACCGAACTGCTGCAGGCTCGCGTTCTTCTCAGCTTCATGCTGCTCAATCTCGCCGTCGACGTCGTCTATGTCAGGATATAGCTTGATTGCGGTCTTGAGGGTGATTATACCTGCTTGGTATGCTTTCACAATGCCGTCGATCGCTTCTGATGTATTGACGATAGTATCTCTGTTGAAGATAATCGTTGTAGGAATGTCAAAATAGCTGCCTTTTCCGACATCGAGAAGGTACGTATCAACAAACCACAGCAGCTGTTTCAGCGATGCTTTGAAATGTCTCTCTAATGTGTTTGCATCTAAATCTATGTCATTATACATCGAAGCGATGTTTGCACGATTTGCGTTGCTGCCGATGCGGTCGTCTTTAGCATCATAGCCTCTTGCAACTTTGATCAGCTGGTCTCTTGATTCTTTGAGAATAGCCTGATAATTTGCAGCTTCTACTGTTGTTGTCAGAGTCTTCAAGTCTCCGTCCGAATCAACATTGATGATCCTTGCTTCCATGATCTTTGCTCTTGCTGCAGAAGGTTTCTCATCTCCGTAGCCTTTGAGGACAAGAATGCTGCGGCCTGAGTCTTCTTCCATGGCGTTAGCAAAGTCTGAAAGCATGACATTGATGTTATCCTGCAGCGATTTAACACGAGATAGAAGAGGCTGCTCTGCATCATTGCTGCGGAATGCAATCAGAGGAATGCGTTCCCAGTTCTTCGCTCCTATTTCTTCTTCAAGGCCGTCATTTACAACATATATGCGCTGATATGGGGTGTGAGACTGTAGAAGGTAGCCATCGTTCTCTTTTCTGTATATCTATACTCCGTCTGTGCTGTATACTTCGCACATCTGCACGCATTTATTAATGCCATCTTTCAATTCTACGACTGAATATACACGTATTGCAGCAGTAAGAACTTTGTGCTCCGTGTCTGCCCATAGTGGACAGATCTCCAGAGGAGAGATACGTCTGAACTTCAATGCGCCTTCATCGTAATAGGGATGCAGCCAGGCTATTCCGCAGTTGATTGCATCATGTGCTAGCTACGTGAATATGAGGTTCCAATCATCGTCAAAAATAGTGGAAAGCAGTTCGTTGTAAACATCATTCTTCGACTGCCACACAAGAGGTTTTCCGCACGAGTAATTAGTTTTCTGATCAGTGACAATTGCATATTGATTATCAATTATTTTGTTATTTGGCAGATTGTTGACTTCCATCAGCTTCCCGTCTTCACCGATAGCAGTCCGCTTCCGCTTAAGAATGTCATGTTCTCCTCTGTAGTATTTGTCTGCAGTGATCATATCTGCTCTTTGTCTGGATATCTCCCAGTCTAGTATGTACCTCGTTATTTCTTCCTATGTTAACATCATCCTACTCTCCATGATTTCTTCTTGTTCAAATCCATGATTGCATATCTCAGCGCATCTAATATGTGGTTATCAGAATCTTCCGGTTCATTGATCTGCTGTCCGAATCTATCTGTCTTCCAGCAGTAGTTCTCGATCTCTGTCTGTGTGTTAGTGCATCTGGGATGTATTATGATCTTATAATCCTGCACCAGCTGTATGCCATACATGATTGAGTCAGGTCCTTTTACCGCCCCTGTAATTCTATACAGTCCTAAATCCCTGAGCTGATCAATGCTCTTGGGCTCCTGGCTATCCGCGACAATTCTCTCTTTGGTATAGCCTCTGCTGCAGATCCATTTGTATATTGCGCTGTTCTGCATCTTACGCTCATACATCTCATCGTACACGTAGATGACACGCTCAGTCTAGTCGACAAGAGCTGCAGAAAGTGCCGACGGATCTGTTGTATAACCGAAATCGAGCCCGAATGCAGAACTCACTCCTTGCTTCTGTCTGATTTCGCTGACATCAAAACTGCTTATTTCCCAGTTTTCGTAGACAAGCCCCTCTGGTATTCCCCAGTACCCAAGACCTGCAACCTTGAAACGCCTTGGATTTCTGACTTTCATTCTTTCAAATTTAGCCAAATCTGCAGCATCCAACCATTCATTGCACATGTAGTTTGTAGTTTTCGCTAAAACATGGGGGTCATCAATGTCAAAAAATCTTGCTTTTATCCAGTGCCTTTTGTCCCAAGGATTAAATGTTAAAATCATCTGTTTGTATAGGCCTGTCTCTGGCGGTATGTATCCCCTGATGCTTTCGTCGATCATGTCAAAGTCGGCTTCGTTTTTGATCTCATAAGCCTCCTCGATCCAGCACCAGCATAAGTATCCTTTCGACACGTTTATGGAAGCAATCTTCTACGGATCATCCATGCCGCGGAAGTAGATTTTCTGCCCGGTAGGGATATATTCCATTTCCAGAGGGGAGACTTTACATTTCCACAGATGCTGCACTCCGAGACGGTAGATTACCCACTTGAGGGTTTCATAGCACGATGTCCTCAGTGTATCCGCGACTTTTCTGACTACGAGAGTGTTCGCGTCAGGATACTGCATCATCTTGATAATAATCTTGTAAGCTGTCGTTACCGATTTCTTTGAGGCACGGCTGCCTTTCAGGACAACATACGGCTGCTTCGAGCGCCAAAAGTCATCATAACCTCTGCCGATCATCTGACGCGTAGAATAGCATGTAGTAGGGCTTATACACTCAGTCATGAGTATCCTCAGATGCTGCAGAGATGTCGTCAATGATTGTGATGGCTGGCATCGAAAAATTCACATTCTTTGTAGGATCTTGGTCAGACATCTTGACAAGCCAGTCTGCTGCAGCAACTGCATCTCTGCCGGATCCGTAAATCGCGATGCGCAGTATGTTGAGCACTACTGCCTAAATCGCTGTCAATTTTTTATTCTAAGATCGTGTCAGCTGAACCATGCTTGTCAGCTACTGTATCCATATCTTGTCCTGTGCTATCTGCACATTAAGTCCTTCGGTGACTGCAGCGCGGAAGTCTCTCTTTTCAGCTCTTGCTTTCCCTGATGCTTTGCCGCCTTTTTTCGCGATTTCCCTTTGTTCCTTCTTTGTTCTCTGGTTTAGAGGGATGAGGTTGCTGTCTTCCGTCACGGCGATCACTCCGGTGTAAATCATTTAGAATTAACTGTTGTATTGTCTGTGCTACAGGTGAGCCTTGGATAAGTTTCACAGCCTGGACTATATCGATAGTCAATCTAGGTAAGCGCGAATCTGTTTTTATCTTCCCACGCATCGACCATCTTCTATGCTGTTTTTGCAACAGGAGAGCCAATGGGGCACTATTTCAGTTCGTTTACTATTCTTTGCAACCATTCATCGTTGTATTCAGCCATAGTATCACAATCAGTATAATCTACTACCAAATAATCATATCTTATTTGGAATCAGCATATTTTTTGCTGTTTATCTGTGATTAAATATATTTGATCTATCCAGAAAGCATGAGTCTACAGTGCTCTAAGTAATTGACATGATTATCGGTGATCAGTAGCTTTCATCTAAGTCACCTACTGTGCAGCCACTCAACAACATCTTTTTTGACACGTTCTAAATCTTCATCTACTGGCTTGGGTATGCAGATCTGGCTCGATCCACACGTGTCTTTTACTTGGATGTTTATGCCACAGATTGTCTCAATTAATGTCAATTCTTCTTCAAAGACATATCCATTGACTTTAGTCTCGTAATTTATGATTTTCATTTAGTATATCTCCATCCTTATGTGCTCTTATCATTATTCTCATACCAATCATCACGAATACAGCCAGCAACATGGGTAATGATAAGAATAATATCTGGCTGTGAGAAATCATTACACATATTCCAATAGCAATCATTACCCATGGGAGTCCAAAGAGCGCTACGATCTCATAATCTTCGTAAGTGAGCTTTTCGTCTATCATTTTAGTACCTTATCTATCATGGAATCATATGATTTGCTCGCACCGTATTGAGAGTTGATTCTAAAGTTTGTTTCAGATCGTATATTAATTTTAATCCGTAGTCTGTGAGGTTCTCAATATTATAGCACATCACCTGTCCAGACGTACAAGTATCTTGATTGATTGAGCCCGGATCTGCGTTTTATTTTTACATAATCAGCTTCCATCAGCATATTTGCAATCTGACGTGCAGTTGGTAACGGATGCTGTCTGTCTCCCCTCGGCTGCCAGATTCTCTGATAAATGTCTTCAGGTGTGAAAGGCTGATGAGTCTCTATCCAGATCTGATACGCAGTCTCTTTGATCAGGTCTATGTGAGCACTCATCTACTCTTCACCTTCAGTGTATATAGAACTCTTTCCCTACGGTGTGCAGATTGATTTTTAAGCTCAACAAAATCATGTGAGTTTTCAAGAACTGTTGCGATCTGTCTCGGACTTGGTAACAATCCTCTCTGTTTAGTCTTTATGCCATGTATCCGCCAATAAATATCAAGAGCACAGAATGCTGAGTCTGATTCGCTGCAGTGTTTCTGCGCTGCAACAAGGATCTTTGCATGATACGGACTTGCTATGGCTGATGTTCTCTTCTTGATTTCAAGATCATCCACAAGGCGCATAATGTGAGCTTCTACTCTGCTCTGACTGATGTTGAGTTCTATTCCTTCTGCAGCGTACTCTGTGTTGAGACAATATGCTATATCTTTTACCGCTATATGGTCATCAGAATACAGCTCTTTGATACGCTGGATCAATTCAGGAGAATCATACAAGTCATACGGATCAACCACCTGAGAGGAAGGACTCATAGAATCCCTCCAGTGGTGCTTCTTACTGAAACGAATAAGCCGGAAGTCTCAGTAAGAGTGGGCGATAACAAAACAATTTGGAGATGTGATGCTATGCCCACAGTCCAATATGCTTTGGGTGTAAATATACTTACGTATTTACACATTAATTATCACCAACTGTTTCTGATTTTATTGCTTCGTCAAACCAAGTCCATGCTTCTTTAGTATCATTAAAACCGCATTCGCACAATGCATCTTTCCATCCCGGGATCGCCCAAACGCAAAATCTTCTGTAGCCGTCTTCTACGAAAAATTCAGTACGGCGCCGCATTCTTTCCAGCATGAGTTTTCTATTCTCAGATTCATATTCTGACGTCTCTTTTGAGTCTGATCCTATAAACTTCAGTTTGATAGACTCATACTGCCGCAGTTGCTTAGTTGACTCTGATGACAGCGATTCAATCTCTGACTCTATTATCGCCAGCCGAGCCTTCTTTGCATCAATCATGCCGTGTGTCTCAATAACTACATCCAGTACAGACCTGAGAATTCTAGAAAATTCCCCGGGATTTTCTGCCTGAAACTTATTGTATGCTTCTTTCTGCCTGGGAGATACCGTAATTGATATCCTTTCGGCTCTTTCTTCACCAAATAATCTTGGTCTTGATATAGTATCACATCTCCATTACCTTATCAAATTTTGTGTATATATTAGTTTGTGTATTTGTGTATTTTACAATCTGATGATAAGAAGAAAAATAAATGTATTCGGATATCTTTGGTTGAATTATGAATGAAGAAGAATGTGGAACTATTGAAATGATTAAGAAAGGACAAGATGGAAGGTTACCAGCTAAAAAACTAAGCCCATCAAAAACAGACTCAACCTCACAAACGACTCAAAAATGATGTGAGAAATATTAAAATCTTAGCAGAGTGATATGGAGTACATGACGGGGATTGTACCTGTTTCTGAGTCTATTGAAAAAAGAAGTCAAGACGGTAGATTACCTGCTCAAAAGTTAATGCCAAGAACAAACACGCAATCTGAAGATAAATCACAGAAATAAGTGGTGTTTTGAACTTGTCATTTACTTATGAACTCGTGCTTAGTGCTGTGGCTGTGGTAATCAGTATCATTGCAATATTTCTTACGTTATTGGAATACTTGCATAATAGAAACCTTGAACAATCTAGTCTCATTGCATATAAACTGATTGAATTGAAAGAGAAAATAATAAAAGTCAATGATGAAGAGACGAAGGAATTTTACCGTAGCATTTATTTAGACCTATTCGAATGGTATTCGTTTTTATCAAATCGATGGATTATAAATGGTAAGCGTGTCAATAGATATTTTGATGATACATGGGATGATGGGATACATGAATTTTATGATCTATTAATCAAAGAAAAACCAGATGCATATCCCGAGATTAGAAAGCATTTCAAATACGATAAAATAAAGTAATCTCTTGTTCTTTTTTCTAAACCTTACCTTACCTTACCTTACCTT